CCGTTCGGAGATCCAGTCGGCGGCCATGCAGGTGGCAGCGCAGAAGACCGCCCAGATGCTCTCCGACACCATCCGCAGCGGAAAAATGCGGCCGGCCGAGAACGGCACCCGGTCTCAGGGTGCCAGCGTTACGGGCTTTGACTACCGCGCGGCGACCCCGGAGCAGCGCAACGCTCTTAAAAAGCGCATCCGGGACGCCGCTGCCCGGGGAGAAAAAATCTACCCGGGGATGTAATGGATGTAGGGGAGGCGTTCTGCCTCCCGGGGGACGGGAGACCCGTCCCCTACAAAAAAGAAAGGAGAAAAAACTATGGAAATCATCAATTATCTGCAGCTGTTCGCGGAGGCGGGCAGCGTTGTGAACGCTACTACGGGTTATGTGAATGCCCATTCCGGCGCTTCTGAGGATTTTTCCGGCGCCAATACCCTGAGCGCCGAGCTCAAGACCTATTACGATACCGAGCTTCTGAACAATGCCCGGGTGGAGCTGTATTACGCCCAGTTCGCCAAGAAGCAGCCTCTGCCCGCAAATCACGGCAAGACCGTGGAATGGCGCAAGTGGAACACCTTTGAGAAGGCCAAGCAGCTTCAGGAGGGTGTGATTCCCAACGGCCAGAAGTTCGGCGTCAGCGCCAAGACCGGTACCATCAATCAGTACGGCACCTATGCCGCCGTATCCGACCGTCTGGAGATGCGGGCTTTCGACGATGTGATTCTGGGCGCCACCGAGGAAATGGGCGCTTCCGCCGCCGAAACCCAGGAGACCCTGATCCGGGACGCGCTGCTGGTGAATACCAACGTGCTCTACTGCGACAATGTGTCCCTGGCGGACGGCGCTGTTGCTTCCACCCCCACCGTTCCTGCTGAGATGGAGGCAAGCGAGGCCCAGATGTCCATGCTGACCCCCAATATGGTTGCCAAGGCCGTGACCAAGCTGAAGAAGGACCGGGTGCCCACCATCGGCGGCAAGTATTACGCCGTCATCCATCCTTCCGTTGCCTATGACCTGCGCAAGCACGATGCCTGGATGGAAGCCCACAAGTACGCTGCCCCCGGCGAGATTCTCAACGGTGAAATCGGCGAGCTCCACGGCTGCCGCTTCATCGAGGACGTGTTCGCTCCCGTGCTGGAGGGCGACTATGCCAACAAGGCAGGTACCGTTACCTACGCTACCTACTTCTTCGGTAAGGATTCCTTCGGCATCATTGACCCCGAGGGCGGCGCTCTGCAGATGATCGTCCACGATAAGTCCGAAATCGGCGGTCCTCTGGACCAGTTCTCCACCGTGGGCTACAAGCTGGAGACCAACGGCGCTACCATTCTGTACCCTGAGCGGATTCTCCGGGTTATGAGCTGCAGCTCCTTCTCCGGCACCGACGAAGCAAACTAAGGAGGGAGAAGCCATGGAAGAAAGAGTGGAAGTCTATATCCCCAAGGGCTATGTGAATGAAGAGCCCAATTTCTTCGTAAGCGTTGGCGGTGTGAACTATCTGCTGCCCCGGGGTGCCAGCAGCATGGTGCCCAAGGCAGTGGCAGCGGAAATCCACCGGGCCCGGAAGGCCCAGGAGCAGCTGGACCGGAAGATTGGGGAGCTTCTGGACCGGCAGTAAGGAGGTGGCGGCATGACCATTGCTGAAGCCATCGACCGGGTGGACCGGCTTAAATACAATGCCTATTCTTTGCAGGAAAAGCGGGAGTGGCTGCGCAAGGCGGAGTGGATGATCAAATGGAACATCCTGGATACCCACGGACCAGGACTTCCCTTCCGGGATTTGAATCCCGGCTCCCCCGCCAATCAGGAGCTGATTGCCCCGGCGCCCTTTGATGAGCTGTATGTCAAATGGCTGGAGGCCCAGATTGACCTGTATAACGGGGAGGCGGAACGGTATAACGGCTCCATTGCCCTGTTTAACCGGGAGTTTGAGGCCTTTGAAAGCTGGTATAACCGCAGCTATGCCCCTGTGAACCGGGGGACGTGGAAGAATTAATTACCAATGCAGCGGGAGGCTTAAAAAGCCTCCCCTGCAGGGTAAGAAAGGAGTTTTTTATGCGATATCCGACAATCCCGGTGCGAAGGGTCAAGATTCGGTCTGTGGACAGCTTCGGCGGCCTCAACCGGGAGCCCCGCCCGGGGGCGGGAGAATTTACATTTATGGAGAACCTGACGAGCCAGGCGTATCCGCTGCTGACGCCCCGCTCCAAGCGGGGCGTTTATGCAAAGCCCGCCTCTCCCCAGGGGCTCATTGCCATGGACCGGCTCTGCTACGTGGACGGGGCGGACTTCGTTATGGGGCAGGAGCGGATTTCCATGGATCTTTCGGTGCAGCCGGAGGACTGCCCCAAGACCTTGCAGGCCATGGGTGCTTACGTCATCATTCTGCCGGACAGAAAGTATATCAATACCCTGAATCCTGAGGACAGGGGCGATATTGAGGCGGTTTTTTCCGCTGAAAGCATTACCGCTGCCCTCTGCCGGGAAGATGGGGAGACTTTGGAAAATGTGACCGTAGGGGACGCTGCCCCTGAGGAGGGACTGTGGCTGGATACCTCCGAAAGCCTGCCTGTTCTGCGGGAGTATTCCCAGAGTCAGGGACAGTGGGGAGAAATCACCGCCTTTACTTCCCTGTCCGCTCCCGGCGTCGGAGCGGGATTCTTTCCGGGAGATACGGTCAGAATCTTCGGCGCTCTCTGGCAGGTGGCAGCGGCGGAGGAAAACAAGCTGGTGCTGCAGGGGGCAATGAAGCCGGGCCCATTGGAAAATCCGGAAATTGCCCGCCGGATGCCCCGGATGGATTTCATCACGGAAAGCGGCAACCGGCTCTGGGGCTGCCGGTATGGCCCCGACCGGGAGGGCAACTTCGTAAATGAGGTATATGCCAGCAAGCTGGGAGACTTTCGAAATTGGGAAACCTTTCAGGGCCTCTCCACCGACAGCTACGCGGTCTCCTTCGGCGACGCCGGTCCCTTTACCGGAGCGGCCACGTTCCTGGGAAGTCCCCTGTTTTTCCGGGAGGAGTGCATCCATAAGGTTTACGGTACCGAGCCTGCCTCCTACCGGGTCCAGACCACCCATTGTCAGGGCGTTCAGGAAGGCTCCGACAAAAGCATCGCCCGGGTGGGAAACTGTCTTATTTATAAAGGAAGGGACGGCGTCTATTCCTACGATGGGGCGTTTCCTTCGGATATTTCCCGGGAGCTGGGCAGGGAAAAACGACACAGCGCAGCGGCCGGAGTCCTGGGGAACCGGTACTATATCTCCATGGCAGAGGAAGAGGGCCATTCTCTCTATGTCTGGGACGCATCGCTGCGGCTGTGGAACCGGGAGGACAGCTTAAGCTGCAGCCATCTGGTGGGCTTCGGGGGAGAGATCTACGCCGTGGACCGGGGTTCTCAGAATATTCTGGGCCTTCTGGGCACAGGAGAGCAGGAGCAGGAGGTCAAGTGGGAGGCGGAGTTTGCCCCCTTCGGGCTGGAGGATGTGCAGCATAAGCATATCTCCCGGCTGGTGCTGCGGCTGTCCATGGAGAAGGGCTCCAGGATGGAATGTCTTGCCCGGTATGACGATGAGGATACCTGGCACAGTTTATGTATGATTTTCGGAACGGACCTGCGGAGCCTGCGGCTGCCCCTGCGTCCCCGGCGCTGCGACCATATGGTGCTGAAGCTGCGGGGCGCAGGAAATGTGAAGCTATATTCCGTGGCCCGGATTTATGAGAAAGGAAGTGACTGACCGTGATGGAGTTTCGTTATCCCAATATTACCGGGGATGATCCCCGGCAGCAGCTGCAGCAGCTGAAGAGCTATCTCTTTCAGCTGGTGGATCAGCTGAACTACGCGTTGGAACAGCTGGAAAGGGGAATGAACAATGGCTGATACCAAAAAGAACTTCGCTTCGGGTTATGACCCCGCGGAGGACGAGGAATACCGCAAAGCCCTTCAGGCGCTGAGCAGCGCCCGGGAGAATAAGCCCGTCTATACCAATACCTATGGCCCTCAGGCGGAAAGCCTGCTGGGTCAGATGCAAAACCGAAAGCCCTTTGCCTACGATATCAATACGGACGCCCTTTATAAGCAGTACCGTGACCAGTATCAGAGCCTTGGCAGGAGGGCGATGGAAGATACCATGGGCAGAGCCCAGGCTATGACCGGCGGCTATGGCAATTCCTATGCCCAGACCGCCGGCCAGCAGAGCTACCAGAATCATCTGGGTAAGCTCTCCCAGGTGGTGCCCACCCTCTATGAGCAGGCGTTGGAGCGCTATAAGCAGGAGGGGCAGGCCCTGCAGGATCAGTATGAGCAGACAAAGCAGCTGGAAGAGGAGGAGTACAGCCGCCATAAGGACGCGCTGGACGCCTACCGCAAGGACCTGAGCTTCCTCCAGAGCCAGGCGGACCAGGCCTATAACCGGGGCTACCAGAGCTATCTTCAGGGCTACCAGATGGCCGGGGACCGGTATACCAAGCTGATTTACATGATGGAGAAGCTGGGCTACAAGCCCGATGAAGAAGAGCTGCTGGCAGCGGGCCTGACAAAGAAGCAGGCCCAGGCGTTTATGCGCTGAAATAAGGAAACTGTGGTGTAGGGACCGCCGTCCCCGGCGGTCCGCGGACCATCCGGGAGGATGGTCCCTACAATCTTAAGCCAACAAAGGAGGAAAAAATATGATGCAGGGAAATGCCTGTTATCTGGGAATCTCGATTCTCAACAGCGCGGGGACTACTGTGGAGCCTGTGGATGTTCAGGATGTGGAGATTACCATCGGAAATTTGAAGAAGACCTATCTTCGGGAGGAACTGAGCTACAGCGGAGGTCTTTGGCTCTTTCCGCTGAGCCAGGGCGAGACTTTTGCCCAGCGGCCGGGCAATGTCCGGGCCCAGGTGCGGGTGGCCTGGGCCAACGGTGTGGTGGAAGGCTGCGTCCTGCCCGGAGTATATCTGGATGAAAGCATCAGCAAGGAGGTGCTGTAAATGGTGAGTTATGGAAGAGCGGGCAATCTTCAGGCCCAACTGAAGGGCCCTTACGGCAGTGTTGCCATCCGTGCTGTGGAGGTGACGCTGGAGAAGGAGGCCTGGAAGGGTGCTTTGAGCCCTTATTCTCAGGCGGTAACGGTGGACGGCGTGGGTCTGACCGGCAAGGTGGACCTGCAGCCTTCCCCCGAGCAGCTGGAGCAGATGCGCGGCCTGGGCATGGCCCTGGCGGCGGTGAATGACAATGGTCTGGTGACAGTGTTCGCCTTCGGCTGCAAGCCGGAGGAGGACATGACCCTCCAGGCTACGGTAACGGAGGTGCACAGATGAGTATTCTGGGAAATGTGGCGGGGCTCAGCGCCATTCAGCCGGACTGGGCCCAGACCGATGAGAAACGGGCGGATTTTATCCGCAATAAGCCGGATTTTGGAAATTTTTCCGGATCTCTGGAGGAACTTCGGATTCTGGCGGAGGGGGCGCTGCCCAAAACAGGCGGCACCATGGAAGGCGCAATCGCTATGGGCGGCAATGGGCTTACCGGTTTGCCTGCGCCCCAGGAGGCCTCCGATGCCGCCACCAAAGCCTATGTGGACGCCGCGGGCGGCGGTACGGCGTATCTGCAGGTGACCCTGACGGCGGAAAACTGGACCGGTGAGAGCGGGGGACCCTATACCCAGCGGGTTTACAGCCCGGACATTACCCCGGAGGATAAGCCCCATTTTGGCCTGGTATATTCCGGTGACCGGACCGCCCGTCTGGAGCAGAAGGAGGACTGGGCAAAGGTGGATGACCTGGATACGGAAAACAGTTATCTGGTCTTTACCTGCCTGGAAGAGA